AGAAAAAATATTCTTGATATGCAGAAGCGATAACTGCTATCCCTTGACTCTCTTCACATACGATCTTGGACTTATTCCAAACCATGAGCATTTTCTCAATAGATTCATGATCCAAAACGCACATTTGACATCCAATATCATAATCGTAAACCCACTTCCTTTTGAGGAATGTGGCGTCATCGATATGTATGTAAGGAATGCTTTCTGCCTCTTTATCTGCCATCGTGTACTCAATGTCTAACATTTCGTAAGTTTTTTGCAACGCAGTGTGATTGAACCAAGGACAGGCATCCGAAACACCCATTATGTTATCATCGCCGTATGTCATTAATGAAACGTTATCTTTGAAGCGACTCACATCATGGTCAGGATCGAGTATGTGGTAACAATACCTGTTCCGAATGCAGTTCACAATGGAATTGAGAATGACCGTGAGAGGATTGCCCGAGGGATTTGATCCATAGAGACCAATTAAGTCCCCATGGTAATCAACCGTTGGAAATGCGGTGTCCAATGAAATACAATCAATAATCATCATATCAACTTCTGAATAATTGCCACTCATTTGACAAAACTTTTTGATGAATTTGAAAGCCATGAGAATTTCCATTGGTGACATCCTTTTGTCGTACTTTGCATAATCACCAGCAATGATCCGATCAGTACCTTTACTGGTAATGTAATTGTACAATTCTTCCCATTCTAAGGATTGAGCAATAGTTCCAGGGGCGCTTTCAAACGGGATCCTGTTGTTCTGCAGCAATCGAGTGAAACCTAGAAGATATTTCCTCACAACAATTGTCCAATCAACTGGAGCACCTGTGAAAACTCGTGTCTTTCCCATCTTGGCTTTCTTGAAAGAAACCGCTTCATCCTTTAGATGGGCGCAGAAGTTCGGGTGGACCATTTCACCATCTGAGTATTTCGACAAGATGTAATCAACTCTTTCCATGATCTCGTCAGAGAATTCAACTGGATCCATCATACCATGGTTCGGGGCTATATCGGAAATAAAAAATTTCTTGCATTTTTTCCACGGATTGCCAGCGCTAGAATTCCTGTTCATCTTATCAATGTAAGCCACCTGAGCACCATTCACTGCTGTGAAATCGTCTAGAATGTGAACCATCTCTTTGACGTCATCTCGGTCAATTTGTCTCAATACATCATCAAAAT